CGAGCCGATCCCGGAAGCCCCGGAGCTGCGCCGTCATGGCCGCGAATTCGCGCCGCACGCGGGCCAGGGCCGCCGTCAGCGGGTCCATCCCCTCCCCGCTGATGCGCTCGCCAACCACCTCGATTTGATCCCCGATCTGCCCGATCTGGTCCTCAAGACGGCGACGCACCCGCTCGGTCACCCGCTGCTGCTGCTCCTCCATGGCGCTGTCGAGTCCTTGCAGCGCGTTCTGGAAGCGCTCCTGGAAAGCCTGGAGGGCAGGATTGCGGGCCAGTTCCTGGATGGTCGTCTCGATCTCGCGGCGGGCATTGGCAAACTGGACCTCGACCTGCGCGGCGGCCTGCTGCACGACATCGCGGCCTGGGCGGCCCATGAGGGCGTCGAGCTGCTGAAGTTGGACTTCCAGGCGGGGCGCCATTTGTTTCGCCCGTTGCTGTTCCAACTCTGCCCCAAACGCATTCGCCCGGTTCTGAAGCGCAGCCAGGCGTTGTTCATACTCGGCAATCTGTTGCTGGATGGTCAGGCCCGCCAGGCGCGGCCGGTCCTCAATCCGTTGCTGCTGGATGCGCGCGGTTTCGAGGCGGGTAAACCGTTCCGCTTCTTGCTGGCCTTGCCGGAGAGAGACGAGATCGGCTTGCCGGCGAATCGTCAGTTGTTCGACGGCTTCCACTTGCTGCCGCAGGAGATCCCGGCGTTGCCCTTCATTCAAGAGCGACGCTTGCAGCACGGCCGCTTCCCGCGTGGCGTCCGTGACCCGCTGCCGGAGTTCATCGCCCATCCCCGCCGCTTCTTGCGGGAATTCCGCCATGAAAGCCTGAATACGGGTGAATTGCTGCACGATCTGTTGCGCACGTTGGGCAATGTCGCGATTCAGGATGCCGCCGAAATTCGCTCCATCATTGACCAGGGCCTGGACGGATCCTTTGAGGCGGTCAAACTGCGCCAGCGCTTGCTCGGCATCCTTGCGCCACTGCTCGGCGATGCGGGAGCCTTCACCGGCGACGGCTTCGGTGGGAGTCGTGACCGCTTGCAGGACGTTGGGCACATACTTCTGCGTCTCCATGGGGAGTTGGGCCTGGATGCCAGCGAAACTCTGGGGGCGGCCTTCCCGGGCGGCGCGTTCAAGCAAGTCGGCCACCTTGCCAGGCCCGGCATTGTAGGCGGCGAGTGCCAGCATTTCCGTTTGGTCAAAGTCTTTGAGGGCCTTGAGCAACCGAGAGAGATATTGGGCCGCCAGACGGATATTCGTTTCCGGGTCACGCAGTTGTTGGGCCGCAATCCCAGGCTGTAATGTTTCCGCCGTACTGGGCAGAATCTGGCCGAGACCGACCGCACGTTCCCCGGTGCGCGTGACCGGTCCAAGGATAGTGGGATTAAAGCTTGACTCGACCCGAATGAGTTGTGACAGCAAGCCTGGATCAATACCCGCGCGCTGGGCTTCCTGCTGAATCAGTGGCGTAAAGCGGCTCGGTGCCAGCGGCAATCCGCCCGGCGGCACGTAGGCGGCTCCTGGCTGCTCCGTTGGGCCATAGGTGCCCGGGGCCGGCATGCCCAGCGTCCCAGGGGCAAACGGCCCAAGGCCGCCCGTACTTGCGCCCGGCGTGGCTTGGGGGCCAGGGCCACGGATGCCCATGAGCTTGCGCAATTCTTCAGACAGTTTGATCACATCATTGAGGATGGGTTGGATGACGTCCCCAAGCACGCTCCCGAGCACATTTTTCCAGGCCAGCGTTTCGTTGGCAAGGCGCGCAAACGTGGCACTCAATGTATCGACCGGGCCGGCACCAGCGGCCAGCTTGCCCATTTCTTCACTAAAGGCCGTCAGCGCAATCGTCCCAGGGATAACGCCGGCCTCAGCCATGGCGCGCAGGCGGTCGGTCGTAATACCGAGACCTCGTGCTGTTCGCTCTAGTCCACCAGGAACCGCATTTCCGAGCTGGCGGACCAACTCTTCAGCACTAAGACGTCCTTTGGTCAAAATTTGTTCAAATGCTACTAGTGCACTTCCCAGTTGCTGGGTGCTGAGGCCCATGACCCGCGCCCCAGCCGTAATATTATTAAAGGCGCGGAGTAGGTCCTCATGGCTCAGCGTCGTGCCCTGCGCGCCCGCTTCAAGCCGGCGAAAACCCTCGGCAGCGGCGGTAAAACTCGTCCCGGTGCGCTGGGCGGTCTGAAAGAGGGCATCGAGTGTCCGATTGGCGGCGGAGCCACTGCCTTCAACGGCAGCAAACGACCGCTGCAGATCTTGCATGCGGGCAGCAAGTTGGACACTTTCAGTGGTGAGGGTGGTCAGCGAGCGAATGATGCCTTGTACCGTCGTTGCAATGCCAATACCCGCCGCCACTTGCAAGGCCGTCTGCCATGAGGCTCCAAATGTCCGAACATGCTGCGTCCCCGCCTGCAAGGCCTGGCCCATCTGCGTCAGTTGTTGGGTCAATTGCTGTGTACTCTGGGTGGCTTGCGTCTGGGACTGCTGAATGCCGGTGAGCGCTGACGCCATCTGACGCAGACTGGTCTGGAGCCCTTGGTTCAGCGTTCCGGTTTGTTGCTGGAGAGCTTGCTGGAATTGGCCGAGGCTCTGGAGGGCCGTGGCAATGCCCCGTTGGAACTCAGTCGCATCTGCTCGTATTCTCGCGACCACATCGCCAATGACAACCTCAGCCACACTACGCCTTTCTCTGCTAGGCTATGCCCGTGCTATACTCAGTGTGCAAAGGAGGATGCTATGACTTTCGTTGCTCTCATCGTCCTGCTCATCATGTGCAGTATGGCACATACCGTCCATGCCCAGGCCTGCGACCAATTGCTCCCCGCCATGACCGCGGCCATGCAGGACCTGCGGCAGGGGCAGGCGCTGACGCCAGCCCAGGAGACGACCTGGCGCACCTGGAATGCCCATTGCAAGGAAGTGACGTGGCAACAGCAGCTGGCAGCAGCCACGCCACCCGTGCGACCCCAGGACATGCGGCGGGAGCCACCTCCGGCTGCACGGCCCCGGGACGACCGCACCTTCTGGGAGAAGCTCATCGATAACCAGGTCGAATCCCACAAGCGCTACTCCTGGTGGCAGACCTACTGCCGGGATCGGCGCAACCTCACCACCTGCACCACCACGGGCTGGTAGTCCACCTGCCCCTAGCGGCGCTTCCCCGTCAGTCGGGCGCTGTCGCGGTTGGCGACGGTGACCCCGGTATCTGCGACCGCACGCCCGGCGGCTTCCACTGCCTTGCCGACCGTCTGCCCGACCGTGCAACCGACCACCTGACTGGCGCGTTGCATGGCCCGGCCCGCCATTTCACCCGCGTGGCCTGCGGCCGTTGTGACAGCCGCCCCAAGGCTGGTGGTTTGTTTGATCGGTACGTCAGCCATAGCTCTCTCCTGTTCGCTCATTTTTTACAGGGAATGGGTTGAATGCGGTCCTTACCGACAATCGCGGTCCCATCGGTTAACGTGGCCGTCACTGTCAGTTCCGTATCCGCACACGTGATCCCGAGTGACGGCCGATCGACTCGACAGATGAGTTCCGCACACCCGTCCTCGTCCTCATCCTTCAGCTCACAGTTTTCGGCCGTCGCGCCCCCCGGCCCGGCGGCCAGCGTCTTCTGGTCAATGAGCACCGGATTGAAGGCCGGGCTACAGACGAAACAGATGGTCAGTTTGCCCTGGGCCTGGGGCCGCACGTTGAGTTTGTGCGGCTGCACCTCAATCTTCACCGTCGTTTGGGCGCAGGCCGGTCCCAGGGCTCCCAGGAGCAGGAGTCCGAGAACCAGGACGCATCGTGGCCAGCAGTGCATAGGCTACTCTTTCTCGCACGAGGGTTGTGTGCCATTGGGGTGCGTCGTGCCCCCATACACCTCATTGAGCATCTGGGCACGCTGGAGCAGCTCATCGGCCGTGGGGGCGGGGGCGGATGGTTGCTCAGGCTGGTCCTGAAACCCATGCCCCAACCAACTCGCCACTTCCTCTAGCGGAAACGGCATCGTCGGCCCATCGTCTTTACGGTGAATCATCGTGAGCACCCAGGCCGTCATGGCCGCCCGCCGATCGTCTCTTGCCTGTTTCCGCCGGTAGTGCTGCAGCAGGAGATTGGTCTCATAAAACGTCTGGCTCCAAAACTCCTCATCCGTCAGCCCTAACTCAATACGGGCGTCTGCCCAGAGGGCTCCCCAGGGGATGGTATCGCCAAAGGGTCGCGTACCCCGTTGACCTCCGCAGCCCCGTCCACGGGCCGGGTCGCATCATTCCAGGCCTGAAAGATGGCATCCACGATCACCGAGACGTTCTGGAGCGTCATCATGTCCTGGACCCGCTCCAGGGTCAGGGTCGGGTCTTCATGCAGCAGGCCCTGCCACAGCAGGATGGCGATATCGTTCAGCGTGAGGCCCTCGGTGGAAAAGAGGACCGTCAGAATGTTGAGACGCTTGCCCCAAAACTCCCCCAGGGCTTTTTCCGCCCGGAAGACGGCCCGCTTCCCCAGCTTGAGATGCCGCCGCCGATCCAGGTCAATCGGCACGGGCGGGACAATCGAGTCATCCGCCAAGAAATAAAACATCGTAGACATACATTGCTCACAGAGATCAAAATAAACCTAGGAGAACACTACAGCACCGTCTACAGACAAATCCACGTTCAGTTGCAACTGGCCATTGACCGGAGCGCCCGGAATCCGGTAATTCGTCACGAACGCGTTGAACGTGACGGTGGGGCTGCCGGTCGTCGGCCAGGTAATCGTAAAGGCGGTGGAGGTCCGGTTCAGCATGGCGGTGCGCAGTGCGATATGTTGGGCGTTGCCTGGCACATAGTTAAAGGTCGCCCGATAGGTGCCGCCGTCGAGCAAGGTCGGGATCTTGGAGCCAAAACCTGAGGCCCCGTCATGGGCAGACACATCGACCGTGTTAAAGCCCGCGCCCACATCGGTGATATTGGTGAGTTCCGGAATGACATTGGAGCCGATTTTGAGACTGGTGCCGAACGCCGCAGAGGCCTGCGTTGCCACGGTGTGCTACACTTTCTACGCCACCTTCCCTCACATGGAGGTGCGTCAAAGAGGCGGCTGGCCTGGCCTGAGAAACGAGACCAGCCGCCTCGGGATTGCTGCCTATGCTGCCGTCAGGATCGGCGCGTCGGTCATCTCGAGCGATGCCGCGCCAGTGAGCGCGCCCGCCACGGGGGCCTGGAACCGATCGCTGGCCACAAACCCCGTAAAGCGCCACGCACTCTTTGCCGCATCTGGGAACACGATGAGCCAGCGCCGCTGCGCCCGCGTCCGCATGAGGAATTCCAAGCCCGTGACATTGTTATGCGTGGCATGGGCGGGCACGAGGTTGTAACTGACCCGGAGCGTGTTGCCATTCAGAAACGTGGGGATCCGACTCGCATAGCCGCTCGTGGAATCATGGGCACTGACGTCGACCAAGGTGGTCGTCAACCCGGCGTCTTCCAGGTTGGTGAGTTCGGCCACCACGGTATACGTGTCGTTGCGCACGGCCGTGCCGCCGCTGGTATAGGCCCCGTTGCCGACCGAGCCCCGCAACCGCACGGTGGTCGTGGAAAGGCTCTGGACAATCCACGTGCCATTCGCCCCGGTATTGCCGCCCACCCCACTGACCGTCATGACATCGACGTCGCCCACCGGAATACCATGGGCTGCGGTGGTGAGGACGATGGGCGTCGCATTCGTCGCCCCACTGACGGCCACGCCCGCTAAGGCCACGCCATCCCCAAGGCGTAATTGGATGCCATAGCTACTGATTGCCTGGGTGGCCATCGTCCATTACTCCTTCTCGTCCTCAGGCAGCGGATAGACCACGTCGCCCGCGAGGAACAGGGTGTCGTCATGCAAGATGATCCAGAACTGGCCGTCACGCATCACGATGCGCAGCGTGATGTGGCTCATGTCGGGGCGGGGAGAGGCTTCGGGTGGCACCTCAGGCATCATGGACTCCTCCTCCAGGGGCATTGCGCATCGTTCTCGCCCGCTTTGCACGGTGTCTCGGCGTGGCCGCCGGTGCTGGGGTGAACAGAGCCTGGAAGTCAGGGTGGTCATGGGGGAGCAACTGGCGCCGGTCAAAGTACTGGGCAAAGGGCGGCTCATCGACAGCCAAGGTCACGCAAAACTCCTCCGGGCCACACAGCCCCCCGCGTCGCTCCATCTGAGTGATATAGGGCTGAAGAAAGAACACCTCAAGCGGGTCAGCGACGACAACCAGCAGGGGCACCCGACACCGGTGGAGTAACCCCTCCACGAAACAGGCACGGAGGGGGGCGGTCGCGGGGGTGCAGGGTCCCTCACACCGAATCTCGCCCGTGAAAGCGCGCCAGTGAAAGGTGACATCAGGGCTGCTGAGCAGCGTCTGCCCAGAGAAGACGTTGACATCACGGCCGACAAAGAGCGGGGTTCCAGGCAGCATCGCTACTCCTTCGCCCCCGGCGCCTGCTCCTGCTTCTCCGCCACCGCCGTTTTGGCCTGACGCACAGCGGCCTGGGCCTGTCTGTCCCCTTTGGGGGCGGGTTCGGCGACCATGGTTCCGGCATGGCGCTGGTTCATGTGTTGCGTGAAGAGGTCCAAGTCAGTCGCTTCATGCCCACAGATGCCATCCGGTCGGCCAGCATCAGTGACCAAACAGGTATAGTACGTTGCGTCATCGTCTTTCTCAACACGATAGGTCGGGGTAGGGTCCTCAGCCATGCGGGGGCTCCTCTGTGGGGGATGGGGGCTTTGTCCGGGCGATCTCGGCGGCCTCGGCTGGACTCGCGCCTGCCCGACGGGCATCGGCCTCCCGGCGCAAGGTCAACAGGGCCTCGATGTGGGCGGTCGGGATGGCGTCCGCCTGGTGGACGTCCTGGAGATGCTGTGTGACTTCAGGGACCGTGCCGCGAAAAGTCGTGGCCGGCACGCAGAGCTGGCAGACATACGCGGGCGGATCGGCCCAGATGTCGATGTGGTAGGTCGGTTGGGGTGCAGTGTCGTCCATAGTGCAGCCCAAAAAAAAAGAGGCGAGCCAGCCGGAAACGGGGGGGGATCCGTTTCATCGCTGGCCCGCCTCTGGTACATCGTCCTGACTGTCCCGGCTAGTGCCGCGGGGTCATACCAACAAATTTGTTACAACATTACCATAGTGTCAGCAGAATTGCACACGGGAATTTTTCCCAGACACAGGCAGGGCTTACGGTGTGTGTCCGGCATCTTTCCGACGTGCCAGGCGCTGCAAGGTGGCCACGAGGACTTGGATGTCAGCATCATTCGCGGGCGTGCGTGGCAGGGAAAGGGTGGTATGCGGCCAGATATGTTCTAAGGGGCCTCCATACGCAAAGATGGCATACTGCTCGGGACGTTCGTCGTAGTAGCAGGCAATGCCGTAGTCCTCATTGTCGCTGCATAATTCCCACCCCCAATCCTCGCATACCTCCCACCGGAAGACCGGCAGCGCGCCGGGGACAGGGTCAGGAAGACACTCGGTCATGCGCGTGCTCCTTCAGGCTTCTTTCCTATGATGTTTCATCCTCGCCGGGCAGGGGATGCATGCGAATCCGCCACGGTCGCCGGGCATCAGGACCATAGTCGACCTCGGCCACAAACCAACACTCCACATGCGGCTCCAGCGCCACGGTATCACGCAGCACCGCCAGGAAAAGTCCCTGGCTATTCGCAATATAGCGGGCGGTCTGCGGCCACGTCTCCCCTGCCAGATCCACGCCCGCCTCATCCTGGACACGAAACGTGACCGACGCCCCCGCATCCAGAAACACCGGCTCCCCGGTCTCCTGGCTGATCGTTGAACCCGCCGCAAACGTTACCTGATTGTCGCCACCTACGATGGGGTAGAACATGGCTAGGCATCCTTCGTGAGCCGGGCGGCAATACGTCGTAGTGCCTCGCAGATGGCCAGCACATCGGCATCATTCTTCGGGGTCTCTGGGAGTTCGAGATAGAGACTCCCCATCACCTCATCGAGCACGCCTTCCACGGACATGATCACATAGCGGCCGTGGTCGGGGATAGGCTCATAGTCCCACGTCACGCCGTAGGTCTCAGGATAGGGACCGGGCTTCGTGATGCGCCCCACGGGACGCAAGGTCCACGGCACAGCGGCATCAGCAGCCTGCGGGTGCCCGACGTCGACACCGTCATGTGGAAGAATGTCAGCCATCATACGAGCCCTCCTGGCGCGGGTAGACAGAGACACAGCCCCACTCCCCCTCGGGTGGGGCTATGCGCAAGTATAGCATGTTATTCACACCAGTCTTGCGTTAAGTAGGCTGCTGCTGCAAGAAGTCGTTCAGGATCATCACCAAAGAGTCCTAATCCTCGATTACAATTTGAACACAGCAAACCACGGACGCGATGTGTTGTATGGCAGTGATCGACAACAAATTTATTGCTCCAGTGTATCGGGTTGTCTGATCCACAGATAGCACAAGTATATCCTTGATTTTCTAACAGCTCTGCGTAGGTCTCTAAGGTAAGACCATGAGACTTTAAAAGCATTTTACGCTGGCGCAGCGTCCATCCGTCGCCTTTCTCCTCACGATGGCGGTCTCGATACGTGCGTTGTCTGCGTGCTGCAGCTTCAGGATTATTGGCATATTGTCTACGATAGCGTTGCCGTGTCTTCTCGGGATCTTTCCGGCGATAGGTATTTTGATATCCTTGAGCAACATCACGAGGAATAGACTCACGTTTTTTCTTTTTGCATGCGCGACAGTAGGTATCTAAACCATCTTTTTTTCGTCGGTCAATTGTGAATGCAGTAAGGTTAGTTTCACCGCAGCCTGGACAGACTTTTGTGGTAGACTTTGACATGCCTTTCAACCTCTCACACAGGTTGGGATGGAGTAGTTGCATGGCGATGTCTCTAGCATCGCCATGCAATGATTATAGCACAGATTTTCTCATAAGTCTTTGACTTTATGAGCTTACAGCCCTGAAGAATCCGGCTGCTGCGATTTGTGCCGTAATATTACTCCCCGAATTATTACCGTAAAGGCTTTTTATCCCTTACTTCTGCATGTTCGACCATGCAGTCTAGCATACATCATCATCCCATGAGGGATGCCGGGGTTTCGTGGGTGGCTTATTGGTCGGCTCCTCACCACCTATGCGTTCGACCTTCCTCACTACGTTATGCCATTCATGAGGCTTGGTACGGGATTGCCCTATCCGTCGGGTGTCCCCCGTTTATCCCGGTGCGCATCTCGTACTTACGTGACGAGAGGGACAGTACGAAGTCTATCTGGAGTCACGACGAAATCGTGCAGTGTCAAGGGCACGAGGTTCGCATCGGTTCCTGCCGTGGTGTCATTGTCGAAACTTATGACCAAATCGTTCCATCCATCCCCTGCCGCAACCGATGTCCACGTCTGATCTGGTATCGTACTGTTAACACTAGGCTCTTTATCCTAGTTTCTACCTGTCACCAGGTAGTCCAGACTATATCTTCATCCCAGAGGGATGCCGGGGTTTCGTGGATGGTTTATTCTTTCGTCACCATCTAGTCGTTCGACCTTCCCTGCCCCTGGCCTTATGGTTACATGCAGGGCTTGGTACGGGATAGTCTCATTTTTCTGAGATGTCCCCCGTTTATCCCGGTTAGCACTTGGCGCTTACGCGGCCAAGGGGACACGTTCCGTATCCAAATCGACTCGATCATTCGTATCATCCGGCGCAAACGCCACGATGTCTGTATCCGTGAGTGTCTTGCGCGCATAGCCGCTGTTCGTCACTTCATTGGTCGTCCCCGCCACCAAGGCGGTCACCGTGTCCACATCCCTCAACGTCGCATCGGCTTCGATGCCTGCGGTGGCGAGAATGAGGATAATCAGCGCTGAGTTTGCAGGGTCGTTTGTGTCTCAGTAATTCCACAAGTTCTGTTTCCCTGTGGCCTGGAGCACCCCTTCATCTCCCTCACGGGAGAGCCGCCCGTCTGCTCTCTACTCCTTCCTAGAATACATATTCTAGGCTTGGATCGGGATTAGCACTCACCAGCCAAGCGATGAGAGTCAGGGCTATTACCTGAGCTTCGCAGCTTTCCCCGAGTTTGAGCGGTATACATCCTACCTCACGATAGGACTGGGCAGATAGTTTACCCTGTTATATAACTCAGCGACCCTACCGAGGGCTATATTAAAAACCAGATTAGCCACTTTAGTACCTTACCTTTCTGTTCTATGGGTTGTATCGCTTCTTACGCCTCTTCCTCCTCGCCGTCCTCCTCTGGTGTGGGCGCAGGCTCTGCGGCACGGCTGGCCCGCTTGCGCTGTGCCCGGGGTGCCTGGCCAGCGGTTTCCCCGGTGCCATTCGTCGTATGGGTCTCCTCCTTCCAGCGCGCATGCGACACGGTGGCATACTCCGGACGCATCCAGCGGGCATGCTGCGCCTCGTCGAGCACGCACTCATAGGCGTTGGTGACCCGGTACCCGGCCGGATTGGCGGGATCCGGGGAAGCCTCTCCGGGGTGTTCGCGCTCGACATGCTGGCGGTTGCTGGCGCCCGAGGGGTCATCGTCCAGCCGCATGTCACAATGACAACAGTAGGTCCCGGGCATCTTGAGGATGGTATAGGCGAGATCATCCTCAGTGGTATGCAGAGTGAGCGTGCCGCGGGCCATACTCAGCCAGCCTTCTTGCAACCCCGCATCCACCATCCGCCGTGAAAAATTCTGTGCAGGGTTGGTACCCGTATGCTTGAGCGACAGCGCGGCTACGGGGAGGGGATTCAGCAATTCCCCCCGTTCATTGCGCTGCGGCTCCCAGCCGTCGGGAATGTCATAGAGCCGTTTCATCAACATCGCCATGTCCTTTCGTTGTGTTAGGGGGCACCTGCCATCACCTCGACAGGTGCCACAGACCAGGCCCCATCAATGACGGGCTTCATCGACCAGGAGCCCTGAATCATCGGCGTCATGGACCACGTGCCAGCAATGCCCAGGAACCGCACACCCGCCCGGGTGGCCAGCGCCTGGGCCGTCTCGATGGTGCTCGTGAGGCCCACGAGCCGGGCCTGGGGGTTCCACGTGACGTCGAAGATGGCATCTTGTTCAGCCACGCCCGCAAACAGATAGAGCCGCTCAATGGTCATAAGCAGACTGGCATCGGTCATCTGGACACGGCCCACGATGAGAATCCGGCCGCTGCCTAACCCGAAAGCGCTGTTCTCTTCTTCGGCGGCCATGAGGAGGTGCGCCAGCGGATTGCGCGTGATGGCCTGTCCTGCCTCAGTCGCGACTGTTGCCAGCACCAGATAGGTGGGCTCCCACGGCACCAGCAGGGCGGCATCCGTACTGCTACTCTGCCCCACCACCCGGATCTGGGGACTCCAGCGCATGGGCTGCGCCGTCTGCGTACTGAGCACTTGCTGTACAATGATTGAGGGGGCGCTCATCAGGGCCTGTGCCAGGTCCGTTAGGCTGGCTTGTTGGACCAGGCGGGTCAGCGGCGCCCAGGCCATGAGCTGGCTCGTCTCTGGAGACTGCACCTGAAGCAGCAAGCGGGTCAGTGGGTTCAGCATCACGGCCTGCCCCGTCTCGGTGTCCATCGTGCTCGTCACGACCCGAATCTTGGGACTCCAGGTCATAGGTTGACTGGTTGCAGTGGCCACAGCCTGGCCAACGAGCCGGGTGAGGGGACGCCAGGCAATGCTTTGCCCGGTCTCAGTGGTGGTCGTCTGCACCACCAGGCGGATTGCGGGAACGATCAGCGTCTGGCTGGTGTCTGTCTCGAGCATGGCGAGGACGTGCCGGATCTGCGGATTCCACGTGATGGGCTGCGCTGTCTGCGTCGTGAGGACTTGCGTCACCAAGCGCCCGCCAGGCGCGGTGGTATCCGTTGCACTG